GCAGCAGTAACTCCAGGATATGGTACATATCTGTGGGGTACAGATGAATGGGGTAAATAATGGGATTAACATACGTACAACTTAAACAAGCTATACAGGACTGGACTGAGAATGACAGCACAGAATTTACTGCAGCTACAGGATCAGGCATTGCTCCTATAGACGTATGCATTGCTAATGCTGAACTTCGTATTATGAAGGAAGTAGACCTTACTGCATTCAGAAAAACAACCACAATTAATTTATCGGCAAACACTGCAACAGTGGCTATGCCTGAAGATTTAGTCGTATTGCGATTTTTAAGAATACAAAATGGTGATATGCTTTATCTAAAAGATGAAACATTTATTAGAGAATTTACTAAAAACCCTAGTGTAGCCGCAGGTAAAGGCACTGTACAGTACTATTCTTATCAGCGTCCGGGAACAGCGTACACATCTAGTAATAGGAATACAAATATTCTATTTGCACCCACGCCAAGTCTTGACACTACGTGCGAAATAGGGTATACTTATAGGGTACCAGGTTTATCAGCAAGTAACGCAAACACGTATCTTGGTGATAATTGTCAGGACACTTTGTTATATGCCTGCCTCATTGAAGCAGCTACATTTATGAAGGATCCACAACAACTAACCAACTACCAACAATTGTATGAACGTGCAGTTCAAACTCTTGGGGTAGAAGAACAAGTAAGAATGAGAAACACAGAACTATACAAAGGTGAACTCAGAACACTAGGCAAACTAGAAGGAGATAGATAATGGCAGGAATAACTTCAGCATTATGCACAAGCTTCAAAGTCGAACTTCTTGAAGGCGATCATGATTTCAATAATGGAGCAGATACCTTCAAAGTCGCTCTTCTAAAAGCTAACGCAAGTATCACAGGTACTTACGGTGCAGCAACAACTAACTACTCAGATGTAACAGGTAACTCTGATGAACTACCTACAGGTAGCGGTTACACAGCTGGTGGATATACATTAACAAATGTTAATCCAACTTCATCTGGAACAACAGCATTTACAGATTTTAGTGCTAACGCACAATGGACTTCAGCAACATTTACTACACGTGGTTGTATAATTTACAATTCAAGTGATGGTAACTCTGCTGTAGCTATGATAAATTTTGGAGCAGATTATTCAGTTTCTGGAGGTACATTTGAAATACAATGGCCGACAGCAGATTCAAGCAACGCTATAATAAGAATAGCATAAAGGAGTAATACATGGCATCAACATGGTCTAACGCCGAGTTGAGGTTGATGGCTACAGGTGAAAACGATAACACCTGGGGAGATCAAACTAACTACAACTTACAACGTATCGATGATATGGTCAATCAAGTTGTAGGTGTAACTTTATCAGGTGCTAGTAAAACTTTAGATTTTACAAATGATCCAACCTCTTATACACAAGAGAATGGTCGTTGTAAAATATTAGATTTTACAGGAAGTCCAGGGGGCACAGCAACAGTTACATTCCCAAATAAAAAAATGTGGTATTATGTTTTAAATAATACTGGAGATAGTAATAATATAATTTGTACTACAGGTTCAGGTACAACTTATACAGTAAATGCAGGTCAAGATGCGATCATATATGTAAATGGTTCTAATGCTATTTACAATGCAATTAATGACTTGCAAGTAAACACAATTAACGGTCAGTCTCCTGTTGGCGCAGGATTCGTAATCGCAATGTCCGTTGCTTTATAGGAGGATATAGATTATGGCACAAGATTTTGAAAGAGCTGTCGCAGCAGATGGTTCAGGTGATGTAGCTATTGGTACAACTCCACGTACTATAATAACTGCAAACTCAGATGACGCTGTAATAGGTATACGCTTAGCAAACATAGTAACACAAACAATTCAAGCAGATGTCTATATTACTAGTTCAGCTAGTGGTGGATCGGCAGATTCTTACATTGTAAAAAATGTAAGCATTCCGCAAGGTTCTAGTATTGAATTGATTGATGGCGGTGCAAAAGTTGTACTTCAAAGTGGTGACGTTTTGAAGGCAAAGTCTGACACAGCAAATAGTTTAAATGTTTGGGTATCGTATATCGATAGCATAAGCACATAAGGAGAATAAATTGGGATATTTAGGACCAAGTAGTTCAAGTGAATTTAAATCAATGGCAACTCAGACCATTACTGGTGATGGTTCTGCAACTAGCTTTTCTTTAAACCAAGCAGTTTCTGATTCATCTTCAATAAGATTTGTAGTTAATAACGTTGTACAAAAACCAGATGTAGATTACACTGCAAGTGGTACAACTTTAGGAACTGGTTCAAGTACATTATCTGGAACAGATGCAGCTTACGTTGTATTCATTGGAGCAGCTGTAGGTTATCAAACACCTGCTACAGGTAGTGTAGACCACACAGCAATCAATCCTAGTTTTAATGGCATGTATTTAAACTTAGCAACGATTACATCTGACGTAACAATTACAGCAACACAAAATGCTTTTGTTGCAGGCCCTGTTAACTATACAGGCACTGTGACAGTAGCAGGAACATTAACGGTTATATAATGGGAACTTTATTCGTAGATAAATTAGATCCGCAATCAGGAACATCATTAGAGCTTGGTAGTTCAGGTGATACAATAACCATTCCTTCTGGATGTACGATTACAAACAACGGGACTCAGACAGGGTTTGGACAAGCTAATAAACCTGCTTTTCATGCTTATAAAAGTGGAAGCTCTCAATCTGTTCCTAACAACACAGTAACTAAAATTAGTTTTCAAACAGAATTATTTGATTCAGATGGTTGTTATGACAAAGATACAAATTATAGATTTACTCCAACAACTGCTGGTTATTATTATATTTATTATCAACTAAAAAATGCCAATCAAACAGATTACATTTATTCACGAATAAGAAAAAATGGTTCAATTGATTTAGCTTTGGAAATACATTATACAGGATCAGATGTTGATGATATGTCAAAAGGATTTACGATTGTTCATTTAAATGGGTCAAGCGACTATGTTGAAGTGTATTTACAACAAACAAAAGGTAGTTCAGCAAATGTACCTAACGGAGAGCAAAACACATATTTTGGAGGTTATTTAGTAACAACATGATAACAATTTTAAAAGGAGGTCTATATGGCAAGTCTATCAACTAAAGTTAAGCTTTACTGTGAAGCGAACAGCAAAACTGCTGATTTCGGTCCAGGAGGTAATGTAGCTTTACAGGATGACTCTGATGGTAAAGGCCCGTATATAGCAAGCTGGAGCGTAGAAGGATTGGCACAGCCATCTGACTCCGACTTAGCGGCACATGATACGGCTGGTGATACTGAAGAGTCAAACAATCTTGTAAGAGCTACAAGAAAAGCGGCTTATGGTGATATCGGCGATCAGCTTGATGAGATATTTAAAGATATCGACGCGTGGAAAACACGTATTCAAGGGATCAAAGATGCTAACCCTAAGTCTTAAAGGAGTAATATAAATTGAGTAAGATACAAGTAGATACTATAGATACTAGATCTGGGACAGCTACCATGACTATTGGTAGCTCGAACACGTCGACTATTGCCCTGAAGTCAGGAGCTACGCTTACCAATTTTCCTGCAAACACACCAGCTTTTGATGCTAGAGCATCAGCAAACCAAACTGGTTTAACAAGTGGTGGTTGGACAAAAGTACAATTCGATACAGAACTATTTGATACAGATAGTGCTTACGATAATGTAAATGATAAATTTACTGTTCCTGCAGGAAAAGCAGGAAAATATTTCTTTACTACTTTTGCTAAAATAAATTCTAATGGCGGAGGTGCTACACTTTTAGGAACTGGAATGAGATTTACTAAAAATGGAAGTAATGTAAAAGAGGCTATTCACTTTATAGCAAACGGTGCTAATAGTTCAGAAGGTAAAGGTGTTAATTGTGTTTTAGATTTAGCAGCTTCAGATTACATAGAAGTTTATGCTTACTATCAAGATAATGGTGGTGGAACAGGGTCAATAACTGGTGGCTCTGATTTTGACACATTTTTTACAGGATTTAAATTAGCATGAGCACACTGAAAGTAGACGAAATACTCAAGAGAACCGGGACAGGTACCATTACAATTGGCCAGTCAGGGGATACCATCAGTATTCCTTCAGGCGCAACGCTCACAGTTGCAGGATCTACCATTACTGCAGCAGATATGGGTCCTTCTTTTTATGCAACATTAAGTTCATCACAAACAATTACAAAAGGTGCTACCACCAAAGTTCAAATCGATAGTGAATTATACGATAGTGATGGTTGTTATGATAATTCAACCAACTACCGTTTTACACCAACTACTGCAGGTAAATATTTTGTTTTTGGTAAAGTAGGTCTTAACAACAATCAAACAAATGGCTCAACACCATTTGCAAGAATTTATAAAAATGGAAGTAATTATGCTATAAGTGGTTTTTCAAATGGAAATAGTTTTGGAGTAAATCAAGCGGATGTATCAACTATTGTAGATATGAATGGCTCTTCAGATTATGTAGAATTATATGGAGAGTATGATGGTGGTACAGCTACGTATTCGTTTTTAGGTAATGCTTCATACGGACGTTGCTGGTTTGGAGCATATAGGATATTAGGAGTATAACATGGCATTTGCAACGATAGACGTAACAAAAGGAATAACAGGAACAATCCCCGTAACACAAGGGGGCACAGGTTTAACATCAGGAACTACAGATCAGTTTTTAAAATTTACTGGCGCAACGACTTTAGCCAGTGCAGCAGATAATGCTGGCGAATTAGTTTTCATTGATAAAAATATTTCTACAAGTGGTGGCACTTATGCAACAATGGATAATGTTTTTAGTTCAACATATCAAAACTATGTAGCTTTTATTGGTTTAAGTACGTCAGTTGAAAATGATGTATTTTTTAATTACAGAGTAGGAACCTCTGGTAGCACATCATTATCAGAAGATGCTTCTTATAAATATGCTGGTATAACTGCTAGATCAAATGAAGCAACTTCAACAAGTAACTATGGTAACAATGGAGATAAAGTTCAAATTACACATGGTTCAAATGCAAACGATAATAGGTTATCTGCTTTTACAGGCACAATGTATTTTTATACGCCACATTCTACAAGTTTTTTTGCAAGATCAACTTACACATATTTCTATCAAAATTCTTCCGCAGTAGTAAGTGGTGGTGCAGGTGGTATTCTTTATGGATATACAACTGCTGCAAAAACTGGGTTTAGTTTTTATACTTCTGGTGGCACAATAGATGAAATTAACATTAGAGTTTACGGAATAAAGGATAATTAAATGGTAGCGTACACACATATAGTTAATGGAAAAGTAATACCTTTTACTGATGAAGAAAAAGTAGAATGGGATACTAAAATGGCAAAATTAAAAGCAGAAACAAAAGCTAGAGAAGATGCCGAAGCACAAGCAAAAATAGATAAAGAAAATGGAAAAACTAAATTAAAAGATTTAGGTTTATCTGAAGATGAAATTAAAGCGCTGATAGGAGAACAATAATGGGATATATAGGACCAGGATTAGCATTTGGCGCGTTCCAGAAAATCGATGACATCTCATCAGGATTTAACGGATCCAACACAGATTTTAGCCTTCAGGTAGGGGGCAGTTCAGTGGAGATGGCTTCATTGAATCAATGCATTATTTCTATATCAGGAGTAATTCAGGAACCAAACAGTGCATTTACTTTTGGATCAACTAGATCAAGTATTGCTTTTACAGCACCACCTGCAGCTAGTGATACATTCTTTGGTATTTTACTTGGGAACTCTTTTGATGCTGGTACTCCAGCTGACGCGAGTATCTCGTATGATAAGTTAACTACAATCAATGGTGTGTATAGAAACGTACAGACTTTGACACAAAACTTAACTTTAGCTGCAAGTGATAATGCACTTGTTGCCGGGCCTTATACGGTACAGTCTGGCAAAACTTTAACCGTACCGTCAGGAGCAACGTTTGTAATCGTATGAGTACATTAGAAACAAATACAATAGATAACGTATCAGGAAGTTCTACTCTTACGATTGGATCTACAAATACAACTACAGTATCTATACCAGAAAACATTACATTAGGTGCAAGTTCTAAAACAATAACTATTCCATCAGGAGCTACAATCGCAAACAGCGGAACAGCGACTGGATTCGGCGTTGCAGGTACAGAATCTTTTTTAGCTATCTTATCTAGCAATCAAACAGTATCAGATAACGTTACTACTTTAGCACAAATGGACACAGAAGCTTATGATGTTGGTTCAAATTATACTAACACATCAACTTTTAAATATACTGCTCCAAGTGCAGGTAAATATAGATTTTATTCAAACATAGCTGGGGCAACAGATGGCAGTTTTGCAATAGATAACGTGGCAGTTCTGTTATATAAAAATGGGTCAATGATTTATCAAGCATTTTCTGACACACATCAAACTGCTCATGCACCAGATATAGGAACTGTAAGTATTGATATAACTTTAGATGTAAGTGCAAGTGATTATTTTCAAATTTATGCCAGAATTAATTCAAATAGTAATGGCACAACAAGAAATATTTATTCTGATAGTTCAAGAAGAACTTGGTTCGGGGGGTATAAGGTAGCATAATGGTATCACAACTTAAAGTAAACGAAATTATAAAACAATCTGGATCGTCAATATCTATTGGTGAGTCAGGGGATACGATTAATCTTGCAGGGTCAGCGTATGCTGCGGCAGGAACTAATACTCCAAACTTTTTTGCAAAAACAAGTTCACAATCAATATCAGCAAGTACAACTACTGTTGTTATATATACTTCTGAAGATTATGATACTAGCAGTCTTTATGATACAAGCACAGGTAGATTTACAGTAGATGCAAATACAACAGGAAAATATATGTTCTTTGCAGCAGTAAAATATGCTTCTAGTAGTATTTCTAGAAACAATTTATCTTTACATAAAAACGGAACGGAAACTTTAAGAACAGAATTTGGTAATAGTACTTCTTATCCAACAGTTCTTGTAAGTGGTGTAATAAATTTATCTAGTGCAGGAGATTATGTTGATGCAAGAGTAAATCAAAACGATGGAACAAAATCTCTATCTGGAGAGGCAGAAGGTAATTTTTTTGGAGGTTATAAAATAATAGAATGACAAGTGAAATAAAAGCAGATAAGTGGTCACCAGCGTCAGGTACCGCTGGTACAATTGGCGACTCAGGTGATACATATACCGTGCCATCAGGCGTTACGCTTGATATAGCATCTGGTGCAACATTTGATGCAACTGGCGCTACGGTTACAGGAATAAGTGGTGGTTTAGTTCCTGTTGGACAAGTTAATGGAGGAAGTGCCGCTGCAGTAAATTTAGATAGTATTTTTTCAGCCACATATAAAAACTATATTATTATAGTTGATAAATTAGTTCCAGATAGTGGTGGTGCTAGTGTATATATGCAGCTTAGAGATGAAAGTGGTGATTTAGGAGGTAGTAATTATGGATATTCTGCTAGATCATTAAATGCAGATACTGGTGGTGAAGATAATACTGACAATGATGGACACACTTTAGCTAGATTTGAGGGTTCTGGTTTGTCGGGTGACGCAAATAAACTTGGTATGAGAATGGTAATGAATGTTCAAGATCCTTATACAAGCACAGTTTATACAGGTTGGCATGGAACATTTGGTTTTATAAATAATTCTGGATATGTAAATTCTGGTTATTTTGGAGGGTTATATCATGATAATGATTCTGTAAGAGGAATTAAATTATATTTAAATACAGGTGGTAATCTAACTGCAACGATTAGAGCATATGGAGTGGTAAATAGTTAATATGAGTAAAATAAACGTCAACGGAATATTAAGAGATGCAACACCAGAGGAGCAAGCTAAAATAGATGCTTTAAAAGCAGAGTATATTAATGATGCGCCTAATAGAAAACTTGCAGAAATAAGAAAAATTAGATTAACAAAATTACAAGAAACAGATTTCTATGCACTAGGAGATGTAACCATGAGTGACGAGATGAAGACTTGGCGTCAAAGTTTACGCGACATCCCTGCCAACCACACGGATGAAGCAGCATATGATTTGCTTTTAGCAAGAGACGCTTCAGGCAACTTAACACACAGCGTATGGAGTAAACCGTAATGGCACTAACAAGACTAAATACAAACGCATATGGCTCTACAATAAATTTAGCAAGCAACGTTACAGGTACACTTCCCGTAGCCAACGGTGGTACAGCTTTAACAAGTGGATTTGTTAATGGTGGAGCAATTAAAGAAATTGATCAATGGAGATTAACTACAAGTTTTTCAGGAGATGCAGAGCCAATTACGTCAAACTGGGAAAGAGTAGATACAACAGGTCAAGGTTATTTAGGAACTGGTATGAGTGAATCAAGTGGAGTATTTACATTTCCTTCAACTGGCATTTGGTTAGTAACCTATACAGCTAGTTATAATTTTAATGGTGATGCAAGATTCCAAGAACTTTATATAAGTATAGGAGGAACTAAAGTAGCTCAACAATACGCTTTTGTAACCAACAATGGAGAAAGCGGTGCTAATTACAGTAATGGAACAACAAGCACAACAGTTGATGTAACTGATACTAGTGCACAAACTATTACATTATCCATAACCGCTTCTCAAAGTGGTTCAAATACTAATGGAGAGTCAAATAAAAATAGAACTTTTGCAACGTTCATGCGTTTAGGAGATACTTAGAATGGATAGACCAGATCATATAGAAGATGCTTTAATTGAAATGAATAGTGGACAATGGTTTACTTGGACAGATAGTAAAAATAAAATTTATTCTAATCTTAGACTTGCTGAAAAGATAGGTATTGATGGAAATATTGTAGATAATCCTATTACAGAATTACCAACTGAGTCAACAGTAAATGCTAAATTAAAAGAATTACAGGACGCGTGGGACGCAAATAATATATAAACGTGAAGGGGGCACATGCCATTAGTAGACTTAACAGCCCCTGCAGGAGTAGTTACTGAAATAACAGATTACCAGGCAGGGCTTAGATTTACCAACGCAGATAAGGTAAGGTTTAAGTACGATCAAGCAGAAAAGATCGGTGGCTGGAAGAAAAGAGATTCAAGCACTAGCGCAATGTCTGGTGTGCCTAGAAACATTTTCCCTCATAGAGATAAAGATGGCCGTAAGATGGTACTCTTCGGTACAAGTACTCACGTTTACTGTGAACAAGGTGGCGTCATTCAAGATGTCACTCCTTATAAAACAGCTAATGTAAATTTAACAAATCCTTTTACAACAGGATCAGCTGGTTCTTCTACAATTACAGTTACCGACGCAGGTAACACAATAGCACAAACAAGTCCTCCTTCTCGTATTGTTATATCTTCAATTGCATCGGGAACATTTGACGGTGTGACTATTACAGCAGGAGAATATCTTGCTACATATGTAAGTGCAACTCAATACACTTTAACTGCTGTGTCAGGCACAGGAGCTAGTATTTCAGGTACTGCTTCTTCTGGGTCACAAACAGGAGGTGGAGCAGTTGTACTTAGATATTTAGTAAGTAACGGACCGTCTGACGGTTTAACAGGTTTCGGATTTGGCGCAGGGCTTTGGTCGAGCAGCACATGGGGCACAGCCAGATCAGCATCAGGAGTTGTATTATCACCACGTGTATGGACAATGGACGCATGGGGTGAAGACATACTCGCTAGTATAGGTGGTGGAGAAGATACATTATATTACTTTGATATAAGTGCATTTATCGCCGCACCTTCTACATACAGAGGATCAACTCTAGGACAATATGTCACAAGTGTAGGTGGAGATGCTTCAGCTATTCCAGATAAAGTTGGAGTTGTATTAGTATCTACACCAGACAGACACGTTGTTGTATTTGGTTCAGAACCTGAAGGTTCATCTACATATGATAGACTAACAGTTAGATGGTGTTCACAAGAAAGTTTATCTGATTGGAATACACAACTAACAAATACAGCAGGGGCAACTAGACTTGGTACAGGAACTAACATCGAAGCTGCGGCAAAAGCCCGTGGTCAAATGGTGTTATGGACAGACGTAGATATGTACAGTATGCAGTTTACTGGTCCTCCATTTACTTTCTCTTTCCAACAGTTAGGTGAAGCGTCAGGTACTATATCTAAAAACTCACCAGCTATGATTGAGGGCGGTTCATTCTGGATGGGAGTTGATAACTTCTATGCATATGATGGTGCAGTTAAAACATTAAAGTGTCCAGTACTAAATCATGTATTTGATAGCTTTAACCAAACTCAAAGAGAAAAAGTATTCAGTGCAGAGATAATTGAGTTTAATGAAATATGGTGGTTCTACCCGTCTGCAGGACAAACAGAAGTAGATAAGTATGTTATATACAACTACATAGATAACACATGGTCAATAGGTTCTTTATCTAGAACAGCTTGGGCTGACGCTGGTATATTTACATACCCAATGGCAACAGATGGTAGTGGTTTTGTATTTAATCAAGAGAATGGTTTTAATGACGAATCAAGTGCAATGACAGCTTTTATAGAAACAGGTTTCTTTACAGGCGATCAAGCAGGTAACAGTATTTACTTTGTAAATAAAATTATTCCTGATACAACTTTTACAGGTACAGGTACAAAAGAAATTAAGTTTCAAATGAAATCAAAACTATACCCTAACACAACAGAAACAACTAAAGGGCCTTTTACTTTAGCAGAAACAAAAGGTAAATTAAACATGAGAGCTAGAGGCAGATCATTCCAATCTAAATACTACAGCGATACTGCAGATATAGGTTGGCGATTAGGTACATGGCGTATGCAAGCTCAACAAGATGGAATGAGATAATGGGACTATATACTAAAGGAGTTTATCCAGAACTTTCATATACTGAAAGAAACAACGATACAATTAGTGCAAGAACTTATGATGCATTAATAAACATCTTACGTTTACGTGACGCAAGTACAACTGAAACACCTGTACGAATTGCAAACAAAGACGAACAACAATCAATGGAGTGGTTTTTAAGTTAATGGCTATAGAATATAAAAATAAAGTAGTATCAGTTACAAGCACAGGAACTGATGAAACTATCTATACTTGCCCTACAAGTACAAGCTTAATAAAGTATCAAGCTATTATTAAGACATTAACAATATTTAATACTACTGGCGGAGCAGGAACTCTATACATTAGATTTTTGGATTCAAGCGCTAGTTCTACTGATACAATAAGAGTATTTGGCACAAGTGACTTTGCAGCAGCAACAACAGTTAATGCTACAGATATGGGGCCGCTTGTTTTAGAATCAGCAGACGCATTAAAGATACAAGCAAACGTACAGCCTATAAGGGCTTATGCTTCTATCATGGAAATCAGTGATGAATTGAGGGGAGTATAATATGTGCCCCCTTTACTTTCACCAAATAATAGGATATAATAGATAAATATGGCAACAGGTGTAGAAATGCTCGGGCAAATGTCCGAAGACATGCAATTAGCAGGACCAGTACAAGGCGGAAATATGGTGGTAAAACCTAATGAAGCGCCCGTGGGTGCTGCGGCTATGCTGTCTAAAGCATTAAGAAAAGAAGCAAACAAAGGTGTTGCGGGTATATATGAACTACCTACACCAAAAGAACCATTACCAGATTTTATGAAAGAAGCTCAAAGAGTAGTATCACAACAGGAATCAGCACAACGTAATATGTATCCAAACAATTTTGCTGATGATGAAGGGGGCATACTCATGTTGCCACGTAATTTACGTACGGCACCTGGTGTTCCTGAAACATCACTAGCATATATTACCGATGAAGAGAAAGCTATACTAGGTTTATTAAAACCAGGTACACCACATAAAGGGCCAGAAGATGTACCATCATACGACTCATTAGATTATGTAGCAGCAGATAAACCAATGACTTCAACTTCAGGAGATCAAGGAACATCACAAAGTGTATTTGATACAGTATCTCAAGGCGGAGGCACTCAAGAACAGCAACAACAAGTAAAAGAATTTTTTGGAACTCAAGCTGGTCAAGCTGTTCAAAAACAATTAGAAATGGAAGAACAACAAGAAACTAATCCATTTGCACAAACAGGTCAAAGTGTTGCAGACATTGTAAGCGATGTGCGTACAGGTGTAAGAGATAAAGACGATAAGAGTGAAGGTAATTTGTTATCTAAGTTAGATGCGAAAGAAAGAGAAGAAAATGAAAAGAACATGAAAAGCAAAAGCATGTTAGAAAAACAAATAGAAGAAGAAAAAAAATTAATTGCTGAAGGTAAAGGTGACAAAGAAAGATTAAAGAACTTACAAAAAAGACTTGATAAAACAACTAAATTATTAAATCAACAACCAAGTTTATTTGAAGGTTTGCTTGATGAAGGTTCAAAAGCAAAAGATTCAGTTATAAAGAAATTAAAAGAATTAGGTCTAATAGGGCCTGAGATAAAAGCGATAGAAGATTTACCTGAGAAAACACAAGAAGACATGTTTAAATTATTAAATGAATTTGAAAGAGTGAAAGTATCACCTAAAGAAGCAATGAGTCCTTTAATGACAACAATTAAAGGCATAGGCGCAGGTTTGGAAAGAGAAGATGGTTCAATGACATTACAAGGTTTAACGAAAGCACTGCGTGCATTAGATACAGGTGATGGTGCTTCAGTATTAGAAACTCTTAAAAAATATGCACCAGATAAATACTTTAAAGCATTTGGTGAAGCACAAACATCAGGCGGATTAGCTGATTTTGCTATGAATAAAACTATTGACACAAGTGGCATGGATAGAAACTCACAAGAATATAAAGATGCTAAGAAATATAACAACGCAATATTTGATGCAAGACAAAAGACACAAGATGATAGAAGTAAGAATCGACCAAGTGGATTTAGTAGACCTGTTGTTATAGACGAAGAAGATGTTACAGAACAAATAGTAGAAGCAGATGATATGACTATGCCTTACAAAGGGCCACGTACAGGAGATGTAGAAAAAGATGTACCACTATCAAGAAGATTTAAAACTGATCCAACTAAAGATGTTGCGCAGTTTACAACAACTCCACGTACACAAGAAGACATATATAAGTATATGACACAAGGTACGACTGGAGAAGGAATAACACTAGAACCATTTAGTGAATATCAACGAAGAAGAAGAAAGGCTTTAGGCTTAGACCCTTTAGAATTATACGGTTAAATTATGGCACTATTCGATTTTTTATTTAAACCAGGTTCTCCAGAAATGTTGCCTACTGAAGCAACACAACTTCCTGATTATTTACAGAAAGCTGGCGCTAACATGGTTGGAGCTGCATTAGATGTAGCACAAGAAGATTACATACCTTATACTGATCCTCGTATTGCAGGACTTAATCAGACACAACTTAATGCTATGTTACAATCACAAGGCATGGCAGGTATTAGTACATTACAAGCAGCTCAAGCTCAAAAAGATGCAGTAGGTGCGACAGGCGGGCCAACGCAAGCACAGATAACTGGCTACATGAATCCGTACATGACACAAGTTGCGGACATTGCGGCACAAAAAATGAGAGATCAATCTGCAATAGAACAACAAGGACTAGCAGCACAAGCAGCTCAGTCAGGTGGGTTAGACTCAACAAGATTTGCAATACAAGAAGCAGAAAGAAAAAAGAATTTAACAGAAGGTATTGGTAACTTGTATGCTAAAGCACAAGCGGACGCATATACACAAGGACTAGATACAGCTAAGTTTGCACAAGAGCAAGGGCTCAAGGGGGCAATTGGACAAGGCACACTAGCGGCGCAACAACAGAACTTAGGTTTTGCTGACGTACAAAATCAATTAGGTATTGGACAGTTAATGAGAGACGATCAACAAAGAGCGCTTGACATAGCTTACCAAGACTTTATTGCTCAACGTGAGTATCCTAAGTCACAGCTTAACTTCCTACAAGGAATACTAGCGGGTGACCCTAACACAGCAACAGCAACTACAACTCAAGCAATCTCTAGACCTAGCTTCTTTGAACAAGCATTAGGTTATGCAGGTACAGCAGCTAACATAGCTGGTGGCTTAGGTTGGAAACCATTCGGGTAATAACATGGCACTATACGAAAACGGAAAACTTGTAGAAGGATATGAACCAGTAGATTTAGACGATCTTAGTTTTTCTGAAGCTATCGGTGGTATGAATGTAAAAACTCTTAGACCTTACTTACAAGGTTATAGAGACGATAATTTTAACACTGTTCTCAAAGAAGCAAATAAAGCTAACAAAGAAGTTGGCGGCAGAGCTGGTATGAATCTTCCTAGCTATAGCATGCAGGAAATGATGACAATGTATCCTAACGCTATGGGTAAAACAATGGGGGCATATCAATATTCTAAAACATCACCAGAAGTATTAGAGTACATGAAAGTAAATAACCCTGAAGGTTATAAAAAATTTATGAGAGAAGGCAGTGTTAACTTAGTTCCAAATCCAAGAGAACCTTACACTAAAGACACTAGTGGTAGAGGTGGTACTGCAGATGCTAAGGCAGTAATGGAAGTTATGGATACTAGAACTGATGAAGAAACTGTAGAAGAACTTACACTTAAACAAAGAATGGCTAACCTGTTTAATGATGCTGATAAACGTGATGCAATACTAGGCGGTATAGCAGACGCTATGTTAGAAACACGAGTAGGTGCAGATGCTTATGGTAGTAGATTTGCTAGAGCACAAAAGAATGTTAGAGAAAATTTAAAACTAGCAGAAGCAACTAATATTGCTAGACAACAAGCACAGCTTGACGCAATGAAAACTTTAGCAGAAACTGATAAGTTAACTAACCCTGCTCAGTATTTAACTAACGCGCAAAAAGAAGCTGATGCTTATGTAAGAGCTAAGATTGCAACAGGTGATATAACAATGGATGATTATGCAGCAGAGTACGCAAAAATTTTAAAACAAATTGCAGTTAAAGATTTAACTTCTGCTAAAGCTGGATCAATTAAAGATTTGTTTACATATGCTAGAGCATTAGAATCAACTGACCCTGACACAGCAAAATTACTAATGGATGCAATTAAAGCAAATGCAATTTATTTATCCACTGATGGGGGTTCAGGTGGAACAATGTCAACTGATGAAAATACTATTGTAGTAGATAAAGAATTTACAGTAAAATCCTAAGGGCTTACAGCTCTGAATACGAAAGGTAAGGTATGGCGAACGACGTAAGATATATAAAATTTGAGGCCGAAGGAGCGCCTCGAGTACAGTTCAGTGCTGATACAACTGACGATGAAATACGTGCTCATTTAAAAAGCGAGCAATTTGAAAAGTCAATGGCCGAACAAGGCTGGCTTTACAAGTACGGCTTAACTCCAGTATCCTTAATAGAAGAAGATAATCTTAATGACAATGCATTTGTAGCAGGTGCAAAGTCTTCCGTTGATACATTAAAACAATTTTGGGGCGCAGGTATGGCTGCGATGTATGATGTATTTGGTGCAGAAGAATTACAAAAAGAAGCAGTTGAAGCAGTAAGACAATATCAATTAGACCAACAAGCACACGCATGGCGTAAAGATGCTGATGGGAAAATCAAACCTAGAATAAGTTCTTTAGAACAAGTATTTGAAAGTGAACAAGAGTTTAGTGCATTCCTTGAATGGCTTGGCGGTAAGATGGGTGAGGGTGCTGTTACAACTTTACCAATTGTATTAGCAGGTTTAGTATCAGGTGGTGTAGGTGCAGGTGCAATTGCTAGTGGATTAGTTGCAAGACAAGCAGGTATGGGGGCATTTAGACAAGCTATGTCTTATGGTTTGTTAGGTAATGTAAAAGGTAACATAGGTGCTAGAGCTTTAGCAAACATGACTTCATTTGGTGGTGCAGGTTTGACTGCGGCAGCTTATGGTATGGCTATAGGAGACATATACAATCAACAATTAGAAGAAACAGATGATCCTAATGCAGGTATTGCATTAGCTTTAGGTATACCATACGCGGCGGCGGAAAGTGCATTTGGTGCTGGTAGTGTATTCCTAACTCAAATGATTAACAAAGTTGGTAAAAGAAAAGTAACTGAAACCTTAGGTGATTTCTTAAAAGGTAAACCATTAAACATAAAACAAAATATAAAAGCTGCAAATAAAGGACAAAGGTTAAAAGCTTTTGGTAAAGGTCTCAGCAGTACAATGGCTGGTGAGGCAACAGCAGAATCAATACAAGAAACATTAACATCTACTGGACAAGAATTACAAGCAGGTAGATCTTTATCAGAACTATATTCTAGCCCAGATTTTTGGAAACAAATAGGTGAAGCAGCGGCTGCTGGTGCAGCTGGTGGTATGTCATTTGGTACTGTGGGTGGTACAGTGCAAGCATTACGTGTTGGTCCTCAAGTAGATTTATATGTAGATGCTGGAGGTCAAAGAATTGAATTACCAAATATTAATACAGACATTACAGCTAGTCCAGATTTATATGATGGGTTCATAATTGGTGATACTGTAACTGTAACAGGGGCGCCACATGAAACTGTTGTCGGGCCACAAGCACAACCTACAGGTGAAAGTTTTAATCAGGATGACCCAAACAATTCCGCATTTCCTATCTTTGTAATTGCAGGGGATACTACAGTTAATGGAGAACAGTTTGTTTTATTAGAAGGTGTAAGTGGGCAAGGTGATTTATTTGTTCCAAAAGCTAGAGCTAAATCAATATTAAAAATTAATGATGGTACTATAAATCAAAACAAGTTTAATAATAGTGCAGGATTTATTTACAATCAAGATACTGCAGATGACGTAGACTTAGATTCAAAAGAAGTACAAGAAGCTAGCGCATTAAATAAAAAAGAATTAAAACGAAGAGGATGGGTAGATAAAGATACAGATAAAAACTTTGATGAAAACTTTTCTGAACAAAAAGAACAATACATAAATGATACTGTAAATGATATAACAGCTCAAAGAGAACAGCAAAATATAATTAGACAAGAATATAGTTTATGGCAACAAAATAAAAATCCTAGACAAGAACGATTCCAAATGTTCTACGAAGATGATAACTACAAAGATGGTAAAGAACTTACAGTAGAAGAAGCATTAGAGAATGAAGGTGAAGTTGATGGTGCGTATTCACAATTTAATGACGTTGATAACGCAGATTTAAGATCTGCTGTAGAACAAAGAGCTTGGCCTCAAGAAAGATATAGACAAATACAATCATTAGCACAAGATAATACAAACTATATATCTGATAGTGAATATGATAAGTTAAATGAATTAGGATTTAGAGGCCCGTTTGGTCAGCAATATATTGAAGATTTAAAAAACAATACAAAAATAGTTGGTAGAAGTGCTAAGACTGAAGGTAGAAAAAGATTAGACAAAATATTAAATGATAATATTAGATTTGAAGATGAAACAAAAGGTACAAGAGAACGTACTGAAAAAGTAAAAACTGGTTCTACCATAGTTGAACCACTAACTGCAGCTGAAAGAGTATCTGAATTAGGTGAAGGCATTTATGATAAACCAGTTGGAGAAAGAATAAGAAGATTAAGAGAGTTATTACATCTATTAGATAACAGAGGTTGGAAGTGGATTACTGCTGAAGAAAAAACTTTAAAGACACAATTAAAAAGACAAAAGCGTGCAGAGTTATTTAATAATAATTTTAGAAAAGCCGACGCTATACAAAAACAAATTGACAGAATTGATAGACGATCTCATATTATTATGGATAGAGGCAGAATTATTGGAGCATATAGCCCCGCTTCTAGATCAGCGTCAGAAAAAGAAATAGCTAAATTAAAACAAGGCCCACAGACAGAAGCAGTTACTGAACAAATTGTTATGTATGAAACTCATATTAATAACATCGATAAAGCTAGAATAGAATTTAATGAAACACTTGCTACGTTTAATGAAGAGCCAACTATATCTACCGAGTGGAATAGTATTACAACAAGAGATCCAAGACTAGGAAGAATAGCAAAGAAAGCTAGAAACTTTTCTTTTGAACAAGAAAATAGTTATCAACGTAAGTATGAACTATGGGCAAAAAATTATAACCAACCTAGAATAACAAATGACTTTGCTGACAATGCCCCTAAAGTTTATCAAGTTTTAAAAGACATCATAAATAAAATGAATCTAGACATACGTGTAGATTTAAAACCATTCTTAGAATCAGATGGTGTTGCACTTGCTGGTAAATATATACTAGGGTCACGTGGTGTAGAAGTAGCATACAATGCAATACCAGAACTTAGACCTAACTTAAACAGAACTGACTCACTTAACTATGTATTACATCATGAGGTAATGCACTTACTTAGAAATGAAGGATTCTTTACAAGAAATGAATGGTATGATTTAACAAGAGCAGCTGAAAATAGATGGATAAAACAATATAAAATAAAAGAAAGACATCCTGAATTAAGTTATAATGAACAAGTAGAAGAAGCTATATCTGACGCATTTGCTGACTACATGACAGGTAGATACCAAACTGGGAGTTTTATAGCTAGAGCATTTAATAGATTAAAACAATATTTAATTGCATTAGGTAATGCATTGACAGGAAACAGATTTGATACATCAGCTGCAATATTTAACGCAATTGATCTTGGTTTGGTAGGCGCTCGTTATGACAGTATGCAACGTGAATCAGAAATATATTTAACAGGTGACAATGCAAAGGATATAATAGTTACAAACAAATGGAGTGGTGAGGAAATTTCTGGGTTCTCCCCGCGTACTCGTGCATTATTTACACAACAACCTACAATAACAAACACAGCACAGTTCTTTAAATGGTTCAACAGTGGTGGCAGACTAAGTCAAGTAGTAGATGACAAGGGTGCCCCCTTGATTGTAATGCATGCGACATTAGATACTAGACAAATGACAGAGAGAACGCCGTTCGAAGTATTTGATATGGAAAGAACAAATGATTTTGGTTTTCACTTTACACCAGACCAATCAGTAATAGATACACTAGTTAAGAATAAGGGGGCACAACTATCTGACTACTATGTATTCAGAGGTTTTGCTAATATAAAAAATCCTTTACGTTTACCTGACTTTGGTACATGGGATCCTGCTACAGTATTAGGTTATCTACGTAGAAAAAATATCATTACAGAAAATGAATTTAATAAAGCTATGGATAGAATAGAAAAGTTTGAAACTGAAAATGAATCACAAGTAGAACAGTTAAGGCAGATGGGTTTATACACTGGCCTTGATGAAAGCTTCCAAGAAATAAAAGAACTTATACAAAAGAAAGGTTATGATGGTGTAGTATACTTAAACGAAGGAGAATACAAACACAAGTCTATACGTAGAAAAGCTGTAGCTTACGCAGCAGCACAAGCGACAGGTGTTATTGATCCGACAGTTAAAGAACCTACTGTGGAAGAAATCATGTTAATGATTGAAGAACCACCTACTGATTCATACATTATATTTAAACCACAACAATTTAAATCTGTATTTAATGACGGTGCATATGGTATACGTCAACCTAACATGATGGCGGCAAATCAATATCAACCTGTGCCAGGTGAAAAACCTATGGATGAATATATTCCTATGAACAGACAGCAGAAGAGAGCACTCAATGCTAAAATGGGTAAAGCTATGGAGGAAAATAAAAAAACTTATAGTAAAGATAATACCACTATGGATATGCCTAAGATGAGTTTGATGCATCGTATCGCTGGCTTTGTTAGAACATGGGCTAAAGATAATCCGCTGTTTGAAAGAGTATGGCGTAGTATTGAGAATATGAATACTAAAGCTAAACAAATACAGAACACTTATCAAAATATTTTATTTAGATATAGTAAGATGATAGAAGATCCTGCTATGCGTGAAGCATTATATAGAGCACAAGTTATATCACAATACTACCCTAACAGAACATTTAGACCTGACCAAGATGGTAGAATTATATTTAGAATGCCAATGGATTTTGATTCAAGAAATAGTCCTACAGGTTTGCCAATGACAGCTGGTGAGTTAATTATATTAGAAGGAGATTTAGCACAAGCATATGTTGAGTATCAAGTAGCAGAAACATTTTTAGCTAAAGAACAAATAAAAGGAATGATAGCTGGTGGTTATTTGGAACAACTTAAAAGTGCAGTAGAAACATTAAAGTTTCATGAAGGTAAAGCTTTATCTAGTGTATACATGCCTGACTTGTCAAATTTAAATACTGATGAAGAGTTAGAAAATATAACGTATCAACAAATGACTGGCATTATTAGTGCACTTAGAAGAATCTTAGAGAATAGAGATGCAGAGTTTGTAGATAGATCTGCTTTAACTCCTAGTGCTATAAAAGAAATACAAAGTATATTAGGTGTTGACCCTATAGCTGAGCAACCAAAAGCCACAGCAGACCTAGGGTTAATTAAACTACATAGTCAGATGACAAAGTTTGAAGAGTTTAAACAAAGTGACTATGCACCTTTATCTAGATTTGGTGATTATGTAGTAACTATAGTTAATAATAATGAACCTCAATACTTAGACGCAACGGCAACAGAGCAAGGGGCTATGAAAGTTAAAGGTAAGTTTGTTAAATTAAATCCTGCTTACTTAATTAGACGTGAACATTTTGAAACTAAGAAAGAAGCAGACGCTGCAAGAATTAAATTTATTAGTGATTGGAGAGAAGACACTGGCGTAGAAGTTAGAAACGTACAAGAAATAAGTCAACTTAATATTAAAGAGAAGTTAGAAAAAGGTTCTATTGATATGCTAGATGTTGCTCAATACTTAAGTAATCCTAAACAAGAAGTGTTTGCAGAACTAGAAGGGGAACTTAGAGAATTAATTAAAAACAATAAAAATATAATTGGCTTTGATCAATTCATGCAACCACGTCAAAGAGTAGGTGGTGTACCAGGATACAATCCTGATTTTGGTAGAGCTGCAAGTCAGTTTGGTTTTTTAGGTTCTAGATATGCGGCGCGTAGTAGGTTTATGAATGAAGCAGATGAGAGAAAGAAAGTATTAGAAGATGCTATTGCTACTGACCCAATTAAATACAAACAATTAAAAATTGGTTTTGATAAGTGGTGGAACTATAGCCAAGACCCATATCAAGAGTTTGCACAACTAAGACGACTAGGATTTTGGTGGTATCTTGGGGGCAACTTATCATCTGCATTCTTGCAGATAATGTCTAACGTACAATTTACAGGACCTATGCTTTCACAGATGGGGGGAAGTATAAGAGCTACAAAAGAATTAGGTATTGCATTTAAAGAAGCAACAGCTATGTTTTCTTACACTAACAATCAACACGGCGATGTATTTATAGATTGGACTAAAGTCCCTGAAGATGTTAAAGCTGCAATAGAAGAAGACATGCCTAATTATATTAGACAAGGTCAAGCACTGCAAGAAACAGGACAAGTACCCGGACGTTCAGGATTTGATAGAGACACAGCATTCCGTAACTTTGAAACACAAGTAATTGGCGGGCCATTCAATACAATGGAAGCAATCTCTCGTTTAACTGCATACATAGCAGCTTATAGAATGGGACAAGATCCTAAAGTTGTAGAAGAATTTTATAAAATATATAACGGCGATAACCTAGTACAAGGTATGATTAATGACAATGGTGGCATCATTAGCCCTCAAATAATTGCACGAACTATGATTGATGATACGTTTGGTGTGTATGGTAAACTAAATAGACCACAAATTATGCGTGGTGCTTTTGCTGTGCCTGCATTATTCCAAACTTATATTGGACAGATGTTTGCATTAATGTTTAGATTATTAACAGGTGGTAAAACTCCTGGTTCTAAAACTGCAGGAAGAAAAGTATTTGCTAGAATGATGGTTATGTTAGGTCTAACAGGCGGTCTCTTTGGATTACCAGGATCTGATGATGCAGAAGAGTTAGCTAACTGGCTGATTGAAAAGGCACCTATCGTAGGAACGGGACTTAAGACAGACATGAGAGCGGCTATGAGGGAAATGTTGTATGAAGCAGGCTTTGGGCCAGGATTAATTAATGCTATGGAGAACGGTGTAATAGAAGCTGGATTAAATATAGATGTACAAAGAAGATTGTCACTTGGTAATGTACCAGGATCACAACAAATAAGAGCAATTGCGGCACTGCTAGGACTAACGCCTGGCGGAAATGCGGCAGATTTTGCGGGGGCACCTGGTTCTGTATTTATTACATCAATAAGAGAAGGTGCACAAGCTATGAGAGAAGGCGAAGGATTATTAGATGTAGCATTTAGATCATCACCTTTATTTATACGTAACATGTACAAAGCATATGATCAAAGTTTGGGTAAAGGATTTACTGAAACTAATTATGGTAGTGTACTAAGCACTGATGCTAGTGCTATGGAAACTATATTACAGAGTATAGGTTTTGGTTCTGCTAGAAATAAAAGAGCGAGAGAAGCATTATATCAAGAAAGAAAAAATGCTACAAGAAATCAAAGTAAAAGACAAAAAGTTAATGCGCAAATTACAAATGCATACAGAGATATATTCGTAGGTAATCAAATAGGTAATAGTAAAATGGTTTTAAAAGGCCAACAAGAATTAAATGATATAACCAGAGAGTTATTCAAATGGAATAACAAGCAAGACATATCTGATATGATATTCCCTGACTTAAACGCACTAATGCAACAAGCATTAGAAGCTACCTATAGTGATGTAAGATTAACTAAAGATCCACTTAACATTGGTAAGAACATTAAGCAAAGAAAAGCTTTAGGTCTAGAATAATTATCTTTTAACTAAGCTACCACCAAAGTAAAGTCCCACAATTGCACTCATTAAGTGTGTATCTAGTGGTGTAATTACTACACCAAAGAACTCTTTATCCATAACGATTTCTTTTTTCTCTACTAAGAATAAAAATCCTCTGCTAAATTCAGTCCACGTTAACCACACACTAGTATCAAAAAATACTGGTACAATCTTAGGCCATACAATGATAGCACCTACAGCAGATAGGGCAATGATTCTTCTGGTAAAAGTAAAACCTTTATCTGTAAACGCACGAGCTTTATCAATATGTTTCATTTGATTATCAGCTCTAGCTAATAACATTTTTTGTTCGTCTTGTTTTGCTTTAATACTTTGTGACCAGATTGACATAAACCCACCTAATAAAGATGAGCCTAACATCGTAATCATTTCTACTGGTAATCCACCTAACATGTTATCTCCTAAATGTAAAGGCTCCCGAAGGAGCCTTAATTAATTGGTTACGCCGAAGGCGCTCCACCTGTTGTCATATTATAGATTACGATAAGTACAACTGCACAAATGATACCAGCTTTAATCCAGTCTTTCATTCCCCAGTCATTCCATTCTTTAATCCATGACCAACAATCTTTTATAAGTTTCATATTTACTCCTTATGTTTCAAACGTTGTAATCATTTTAGCTGTTGCAAAAGCCGCCCCTAAATCAGAGTCATTCTCTATTAACGTTTGTAAATCTGTAATAGATTTACCTGCTAAAACTTCCGACGCCGTTTTGTCTCCTTCAGCATACTGTGCAAATACTTCATTAAACTTTGGTCCGAATAATGCTGATGAATTATTCAGTAATGATTTCGCCGTTGAAGGCTCGACTTGCCAGTAAGATCTTGCAGGACCTTCGTCCTCTTGTACTTTAGTTGTATAGTTGCTTTCAATAGCACCTATCTTTGTCATGTTTTCTTTAATTGTTTCTGAATCAAAGCCCATATCACCATCAAATATAAAGGCTGATTTATTTATAGAATCTACAGCTTCTGTTGGTACTGTAAAGTCAGATTGTAAAACTTCAAAAGCTCTTTTTCTTTTATCATCATCTGCTTTGCCGTGATAGTTATCACCCCACTGATTAGCAAAGTTCATATCAGCACTGCCAGATATACCAGCCATGTTACTGACTGCCTCAGTAATACTGCCCCATAAATCTGTAATACCTCTAGCCATTGTGTTCACAGCTGCAACATTCACATTGACCGCCACAACAAGCACCGCTATTGCTACAGTGACATTCATGTCCACACTTTATACATTCAGGCATTAAAACCTATTCCTCTTTTCATATCTTCAAATCCTTCTATTGGGTATGATTCTGTTTCAAAACAAAAAGAATCAAAATGTGCATCATAATCTCCTTGACTATCAGCGTATGATCTAAATTGTTCTACATACATTTCAGTGTATTGGTAACACGTTTCCATGTCAGGATATAAATATCCTTGATACTTTACTGATGGCCAATGTGGCATTGATGTAATTATTATAGCAAATGCTACTTTTATCATGTTCTTTTTTTTCTAAGTTTAGATAAAGTTTGTGCAAATCTAGCCTTCTGTCCTAGCTTACCAGGTTTCTTTGCTGCCGCATCAAGCTTAGCTTTAGGTATAGTCTTACCTTCTTTAATGCCAAGAGCTTTTCTAAGTGATCCTGGTTTTTTAATAGCTTTCTTTATGTTAAGCTTTTTCTTTGCCATCGTTATCTTCTTTCGGCTCTTCTACTTTGACAGCATCTCCGCCAATTTTTACTATGCCTAATTCAAAGTCAACACCTTGTGGCATAGGGTTTTTAATTTCATTATCCATATGTACTCCTAAGTAATCCTTTAGTATAACATAAAAAGGGGGCACATGCAAGACCTAACTTCGCCATGATACCCACGATTCCTTTGGTTTTTTAATTTCTTTTTCAACACTTTGTACAGGTACTTGAAATGTAATACCATATACAGGGTGTGTAAACCACAATGCTTGTTGCGGTCTTTCGTATGCAAATCTACCCGACATAGCGTACTCATCATATCCTTTTATTGATCCATTAACAATGGCATCTTTCAATGATATGTATTGGTGGAAGTGACCCATGATTACATAGTCCACAGGTTTCTTTAAGTTAGCGTATTCGGACTTGACTTTCTGCACGCCTCGTGCTATAGGTCCAAGCATTCCTACTATACCAGTACCACCTTTAACTCCTAGTCTGTCACCATGTGTCAACAGATAACTAATACCATATACTCGTTTATCTTTAGAGAAATATTTTTCTAACATGTTATACAGTAACCAGTCAAAGCTACTTTCAACAGCTTGCTTGTGTCTGTATTGTTTATACATGCGACTGTGATTACCTATTACACATGGTACAAATACATTACCAAATGTGTCAGCTAGTTTAGTAATACCAGAAGCTAACATATCTAATAGTTCAAGTACATGTTCTATACTTGTTCCATCATTTGTTTCTATTAACTCATCATGAATACTACCACTAATCATATCCCCACCAAGAGGTAATATAATACCAGGATACTTAGCATTGACCATGTGATTGGTACATAAGTCAATAGCAGAGTTGATTGTAAACTCTACTCTCTTCTTTCCTATATCTCTATTGTATTGATTTAAATTATCTACGTTTGTTTTACTTACTACTTCTCCCCAATGAAAGTCAGATAAGAATAACGTAGGTATTCCTGGTGCACCTTTAGCAGGTGTAGATTTATGCAACCACTTCGGTGGCTTGGCATTGTATTCTCCTAGCTGAAACACATGCTTACGTATAGCATCTGCCGTTATGTTTTCTCTAGCTAGTTCTTCTACTTGTTGTTTGAGTTCTTTTATCTGTAACTCATACGTAAGTTTCTGTTCTGTCAAAGCCGCTTCAGTATCTGCAGCTTTAACTGTAGGTTTAATATTATTTAGTTTAGCTTTTTCTAATCGACTATTAAGTGTGGGTCTTGGTAACTTCAAAGCACGAGCTGCTTCAGATATGTTTCCCTTTGCTAGTACTAAAGCATTAACCGCTTCTTGTAGTATGTCCTTCATTATTATTCTCCTGTTTTATTATAAACTTGTCAAACCATTTTTCAAGTTCAAGATACCCACCTATTTTCTCACCATTTAAAATTATTTGTGGGAATGTTTTTGCATTTGGAAACTTTTTAAAAAAGTCCTCTCTCGTATAATCAGTATCTAACATATAAATCTTTGGGTTGTATGAAACTAGACGCAACTTAGCCATATCACAGTAAGGGCAGTTAGGTTTAGAATATATCTCTGCTTCTAATCTCATAAGTCCTGTCCTTTCCAAACCTGTGCTAAACCTCTCCAGTAATCTTTATCTTTAAGTTTAAGATTCTTCCACAGTGGTTGGAGTCTTACTGTACTAGGTTTATTTGTTCTGTATAAATAATGTGCTAGCCCATCATACTTAGTTTTATTTGGGTAGTCTGGATGTTTATGCAGTCTCATCTATTACCCTCCCAAAGCCATCAATAATTTTACCAATTAAATTTGGATTACCTGATGCTGTGACTCTTCGTCCGCCTATTCTAGTACCATCTGGTAAATCATTATACAACCACGTATCATTTTTAATTTTGTAATTAATATTAGTTATCATGGATTTCGCGTCTAGGTATTCTCGATGAGCACCATGCTTATCTGTTTCCCCACGTGACCTATACCTACGCCACGCCGCGTTTTGTTTAACCTTATATTCTTGTAGATATTTTTTTAGTTCTGCTTCTGAGAACGTGTTGATAGGTTTCATTTATCTCCCTCTATAAAAGCCAAAGGCTGAACAACTGCTTATCAGTCACTCAGCCTTATGTGCCCCCTTAAAACTATTGCTAGTTTCAATTATAATAATAGCACGATTTGATGCTGGTGTCAATACTTTTTTTAAATTAAAATGCATCGTCCCAGGTACCAGTAAGTGCGCCTTTTGCGTACTCCGTGCTACGATTCTCAAAGAAATTGGTGTGTTCCACACCTCCAACAATCCAGTCTACCCACTCAAGTGGGTTATCTTTGACTCCATAGTTGGGCTTTAATCCTAGCTGTAACAATCTTCTGTCCGCTATATGTCTTATGTATTGCTTGACTTCTTCTGGAGTCAACCCTTCTACAGGACCCATAGCAAAAGCTAGATCGATAAACTTATCCTCTAGTTCTACCATGTCTCTACATATATCATATAAAGTCTTCTTAAAATTGTCATGCCAAACGTGAGGCATTTCATCTAGTACTGCATGCACTAGCTTAATCATATTCTCTACATGATGCGACTCATCACGAATAGACCATGCGACAATTTGTCCCATGCCTTTCATCTTGCCAAACCTTTGAAAGTTTAGCAGCATTACAAAGCTAGCAAACAACTGAAGCCCTTCACCAAAAGCTGAGAACACAGCCATGTCTCTGACAATCTTCTCCTCTTCTGTGCCCCCTTTGTTTTTCCACAAGTACTCATGCTTATCATTCATAGCTGTGATTTCTTGGAACGCTTTATAATCTCCATCATCCATACCTATTGTATCATTTAATAATGAATACGAGTGAGCATGGTTTGCTTCGCTAGTTGCAATAGCTGATAACATCATACGAATCTCTGGTTGTTTAAACATAGGCATGTATACATCCATGTATGCTTGCGCTATATCCACATCCCCTTGTGTAAAGAATGTTAGTATTTGTTTTACCAAATTCTTTTCACCATCATTCATTCTGTTGTTCCAATCGTTTACATCTTCATGAAGGGGCACTTCGCTTGGTAGCCAGTGCATCTTCTGTTGTAAATCGTAAGCTTCAAAAGCCCACGGATATTTAAATGGTTTATAATAATCTCTTGAATTAAATACACTCATTGGATACCCGCCGCTTGTAATAATAATCCACCTGTAACCGTAACTACATAAGCCATGATTACAATTTCTAATCCTATTACCATATATACTCCTCTCTTAAAATTGATTGCCCTATTATAAAAGGTATAGCGGGCACTAAACTATTACCTAGTCCTTTAAGTCTGTCCACCCTTTTGGGTACCCCATTAGCCACTCGACCCACGTCGGGTTCAAACTCCCACCAGCCGTCCCAGCTAATCGTCCTTTCTGTCTCATCTTTTCGTAGTTGCTGTTTGGACCTGCGTCCTTCCAATCTCTTGCTGTTGGAGTCGGACATAGTCTCGGCTCCCTCACTTGATCCTGAAGACGTATCTGTATTGGTTGACCACTCGGTCGTTTTAGATGACCCTCGTCCAAAGCTTTCTGTATTCCAGGTAGATTGCTCCCCCCAGCCAGGTTGTCTGGTGTTCTCCACATTTTCATTACTATTGGATCTACTTGTTCCCGTAGATTCGCTGGTTTGGTTCGGCCTTTCCTTGTTGTCGTTGCTTGTTTCCTCAATGCTTCTGGACTTCTCTGTGGTAGATGATCCATTGTGTTGGGAGTTGCCCACAATCCAGACTCTTTCTCTTTTATGGGTGGCACCGACGCTAGAAGCTGAAATACTAAACGCCCTCGCGGCGTAACCTTCACTCTCCAAGTCCTCAAGTACGGTGTCGAGACCGAGTTTAATGTGTCCACTAACGTTTTCTCCAATGACCCAAGTGGGCCTACATTCGTGGATAAGTCTAAACATTTCTGGCCAGAGGTGTCTTTTATCTTTCTCACCTCTTTGTCTACCTGCGACGGAGAAAGGTTGGCAAGGATAGCCGCCCGTAATGATGTCGATTTCTCCGATCCCGTCTTCTTGTAATCTCTCATAAGTTAACTCCTTTATATCTTTATATTGTTTAACATCAGGCCAATGTTGTTTCAAAACTTTACGTGGAAATTTTTCTATGTCACAGAAAGCTACTGTTTCAAATCCACCAGTGGCTTCAAGACCTAGACTAAAACCACCAAGACCACTAAATAAATCTAAATGTTTTAAGCTTGGCACATCACGCATGATTCCTCCTCTTGACTATCTTGTCTAACTTTTCTCTCTACTTTATTAGCTATGTTCTCTGCTCTTTTAATAGCTTCACTTCTACAATAGTATAAAGTTTTTAATCCATTTTCCCACGCACGTTTATGTATGTTGTTTAATCTTCTTACGTTTACATCAGGTGGAAAAAATAAGTTTAATGATTGCGCTTGGCAAATATAGTTTTGACGTTCGCCAGCCAAGTCAACCAACCACGCTTGATCAATCTCAATGGCCGTCTTAAATATATTTTTTTCTTGTGCGTTGAGGAAGTCGAGCGCATCGACAGATCCTCTACTAGAAATAATAGTCTTCCAAACATCTTTAGTGTTCTTACCTTTCTCTTCTAATAATTTTTCTAAGTATTTATTCTTAACTAAGAACGAACCGCTCATAGTTTTTTGAGTGAAAGCGTTAGCACGTAATGGTTCTATACTAGGTGATACGCCTCCGCATATGATAGAACTACTAGCGTTTGGTGCAATGGCTAGCATATGTGCAAACCTTTTACCACTACCTTTCATATCCTCTGGTTCTCCTCTCACTTTACCAAGAGCAAAGTTTGATTCTAAAGCTTTATCATATATGTGTTTAAATATATTCTTATTAATATCATAAGACATAGGACTGTTAAATCCTACACCTTTACGCTGTAAATAAGAATGAAATCCCATAGCCCCTAGACCTACTGACCGCTCTGCTTTTGCAGAAGCTACTGCTCTCCACAAATGAGCGGGGGCATGTTTAATAAAGTAAGTTAATACATTATCTAACATACGCATAAGATCATCAATAAAATGTGTATCGTCTTTCCATTCATCATAGTATTCTAAATTTACACTAGACAAACAACACACTGCAGTACGATCTGGATTAGTAGGTAAAGTAATTTCACTACACAGATTTGAATGATGTACCTTTAATCCTTTTGCTTTTAATTCTTTTGGTAATCCTTTATTAACTGTATCACTAAACATAATGTAAGGTTCACCAGTTGATACTCTTGTCTCTAATATTTTAATCCATAGTTGTCTAGCTTTTATTTCTCTTATAACTTTTTTATTATGAGGGTCAATTAGTTTCCACATTTCATCTTTCTCTAATGCTCTCATAAATTTATCGGATACATTTATCCCATGATGTAGATTAAGATTCTTTCTATTAACATCGCCACCACTAGGCTTTCTCATTTCTATGAACTCTATAATTTCTGGATGTGATATGTCCATATAGCTGGCATAGCTCCCGCGTCTTGTTGCCCCCTGGTTAAACGCAACCATTTGGCTATCAACTACATGCATGAAAGGTATAACTCCAGTAGTCTTATTACCTTTACTTGTTGATTGATCCTGCGACCTTATGTCGCCCCAGTATCCACCGATACCACCACCTGAACTTGATAGCCAAATATTTTCTGCATAATGTTCTGACAATCCTTCACGAGAATCAGGTACATAATTTAAGAAGCATGAGATAGGAAGCCCTCTGTCTGTACCACCATTAGATAATATAGGAGTAGCAAACATAAACCATAGCTTCGATGAGTAATCATACAACCTTTTCGCATGGGCATCTGAGTCTGCGAAAGCTGCGGCAGCTCTAGCAAATGCTTCCTGGGGTGATTTCTCTGTGGGTAACATGTATCTGTCTCGAAGAACTTCTTTACCGAAGTCTGTCAAAAGATTGTCGCGTTCGACATCTATCTGTGGTTTATTTATCATCGTCATTCCTATCTGTGTTGTGTGAAAGTCTGTAGTATATCATATAATTTGCCTGCTGTCCACATGTATTAACCTAAGTTACGTAAAAATAATGTAGAGTATTCAAACTTTTTCTCTTGACAAAACAAATCATCAACTGTATCTATCAAATCTAACTTCAACTCCTTATTTAAATTCTTTACCACTTGGACTAAGCGTATCTCAGTCTGTGGATAAATCCTCTCAAGCACAGGACGGTACATATAATTCAACTGAACCCATGCTTTCTTGGTAGCTTTTAATTTACATTCGAGGACGAGGATAAACTTACGATCCTTATCTGGCAGGACTATGATGTCGGGTTGACACCAACCAAGTCCCCGTCTGTCCTCGAACTCATACCATTGCCCATGTAAAACTTTGTCTCCATACAAAGCCTTCATATAATTGGCAATACGGTTTTCATAGATGAGACCTGCCCTCTGTACGCCCCTGATTCGTGGAGAGGATATGAATCCTGGGCGATCATCGAGGGCTTTGGCCCATCGTAGACCTCTAATTATATTCCGTCTTTTCTGCATAGGAATACCAATTCAGATTCGACACGGATATAACCAGAGTCTTCCATTGCTTGGATATACTGTGGGATTTCCCCCGGTGACATTATCTTGGTCAATAATTGCCGTTTAAACAGCTTTAAACGCACGTGAGAGCGGTTATTATTAAACACAGTAGTCTCCAACCAGTCCTTCATGTTATGAGCAATTCTGCCAGTTTTACTCATACCAAAACCTTCCAGTGCCTTAGGCATATCCTTCTCCATATCGAACATAATCTTCTTAGTTCTATCCCAATCACTGCCAGTAATTACTTTAGTCCCTCTACGCGAAGCACTAATAGACATAGCAATCTTTAAGAAATGAGATACCCTACGTTGATTATACTCCAACATGTTGGGATCAGTAGGCACTGGTTCTATGTATTGTTGAAAATCTTTTTCCATTATCTCTTTAGCTTCTGGGTCAACTGTAAATTCACCATGCATTCTAGCTATGAGACTTAAGTCATGTCTTAGATTTTCTACTTTGTCCTCATCAATCTTATCATTATATAAACTTTGTGGTATTTGAGTACCTTCATGGTAGATGGGTAACATCCTGGATAATAGTCCTTGTGAAGCTGCATCCTCTGGTAAGTTATCCACAAATTGTTGAGGTGTAGCACAAGCAATCCAATTAAGACATGGACCTTTAATAAATTGTGATGAACCTGTTTTAATCTGGTGGCTGTATGAATCTTTACTATCCCACATATCTGTTAAGAACATCTGTAAGTATTGTGAAGTTCTATTCATAAATGTACCAAACTCTGAGGTAACTAAAGTTAAAGATGAATCGTAAAACAATTCAGTATTACCTACACGTAAATCTAACCTAGATACTTTCTGCATTTCAACTGCTAATTTTTCTGGTGTAATTCTATCTTGAATAAAATGTAAAGGATAATTTTTTAAACCATACTTAGTTAGACCGCTATTAAATTCTTCATGATCTTCTTCTGTTCCAATAGGTGTAGTCAGTTTAGAAAACACTTTAGAGAACGGCAAGATCAGCGATACAGATTTGTTTCTACCTGGTGGTGCAATCAATACTACAAATATGTTAGGACGTATCTCATAGTTAACCATAGAGAACCAACACTTACGACCGAGTGCTCCCGCAACAGCCGAAATCGCAGTCCATTGAGAAAACTTATCTGGAATAGGTGTCCCTTTAGTTATATCTAAACAACCATTTATAAAGTCTGTTGTCTTACGCATTCGCTCCCCACTTCTTTAAGTTTTTCCAGGAATCTCCTACCTCTGCGTCAGAAGGTATCACCATAGTTCTACCTTTAACTTCAACAGGATTTTCCAAACAACCAATTACTTTTGGTATTAAATAATCTACTTTATTAATAGGACATTGACCTAACACTGCGTCATGTACTTGTCCCAGTATTTCCACACCTTCATCAAACAATTCTTTCCATACTCTATATAATCCTAAGTTCAATAAGTCACCGATTGTAGATTGTGGAAGATAAGCAATAGCTTTTCTTGCATAGTGTTCATCATCTAGTCTACCCCAGAATTGTCTGCGTCTACCGAATGGTGTAATAAGATTACCTGTTGTCTGTAATTCTTTTATAACTTCTGTGTGCCAAGTTCTTATACCAGGGAATGCCCCCTTCACACGCACAAGCTGCTGGCTTCCACTACCTATGACTTCTCCTATCTCTATAAGTTCTTCAAAGCCACCACGTTTATCTTGTTTGTGCCAACGTTCAAGAGAAGCAAGAGGAACCACACCACCAAAATATAATAACTGGAATCTTGTAGCATGTGCTACTTTAATTTTAGTATGACGTGCTACTGTATTAGCAGACGCTCCATAGTTTGTACCATGACCTGCTCGTTTACATACATCACGATAAGAAAAGTTTCCATAATAAGGTTGCTCTGCTAGTGCTCGATTCTGTGCATTGTCTTCTGTCCAACCCATGTTAGGCCAAACCATTTTAGCTACCTCAGTGTGCAGGTCTGATGATTCAACGGCGTTTATATAACCTTCGTCACCTGACAGGTAAGCAGTTGCCCTAGATTCTGCAGCTTGTAAGTCTGCGTAAAACATGACACGTCCTCTGTCTGGTATGAACATAGCCCGCAAGTCCTTTGTAATATTCTGTAAGTTTGTACCTGTACCCCAAGGACTTTCAGATGAAGACCATCTACCTGTTTCTGTGCCTGCCACATTATATGAACAACGTATACGTCCATCAGAATCTCTCTTTGCTTTCAACACAGATAATTGTTTATCAATATCACGTAAGGTAATAATAGTTTTACAGAAAGGACGAGCACGAGGATACTCTTCTATCATATGTTCAAGTGCTTCTCTGTCTGTTGATATCTTTTGTTTACCTTTCTCATATTTAATTTGTACTGGAAGATTTAGATACTCGTACAACATAGCCTTTAATTGTACTGGACTGTTATGATTTAAGTCCTTGTCCCAAACTGCGTTCGCGAAAAGGTTGAGCATTCTCTCTAGCTTTAATCTTTTCTTTTGTAAGGGGGCACGTATCATAGTAACTGCCCTCTCATCTACACGTAACCCACGCAATACCATTGATATGGCTGGACCTAAAGAGTTACGTTCAAACTCGTATGTATTTTTTGTATTGTTATCTAGTTGAGGAGAAAGTTTACCCCATATCTCTGTGGTTAAATTACAATCTAACCCACAATAAACCCACAGTACTTGTTCTGAATTAAGTTTTAAATCCTTAATCTCTGTGTTCTTTATTATCCTCGCCATCTAATCTCTCCTGTATTTCTCTCGCTATTGCCATGTAGGCTGATGCATCCAGGTATGTGTCCTCTGTTCTGGATCCTTGCTTCAGTCTAGCTATCTTTAATAAGCACATCATGACTGCTACATCATGAGGGCTGACAGTCGTATCTAAATACGCTGTCCATAAGTCTGCAATGTTAATGTGATTATGAAGCTTATCTCCATAATCTTTTTGACGGTCACCATTTACTAAGTCACTTGCTTTTCTTAGTAGCTCTGATGACCTCCCTGTTGTTGTCATATTCTCCCTCCTTGTATCGTTCAAATTCTTTTCTTGCACGCATGTGGTCTACCGCAGCTAGATCACACACAAATTTAAAATCGTCATACTTATACTTCAACCACTTCTCTACTTCCTTTTTGTATTTCAATCCCTCTTCTGACTTTCCCGTGTAGGAATAGTCTTGTACTGCCTGATCGAGAACAGCCCTCCATAAATTGTAGTGGTTCTCTATGTCCTTTGAATCCTCTGGCATTGGCTTTACCGAGAATAATTCTGATCGTTTCATTTCTATTCATCTGCTTTGGTACTCTTTGAAAACTTGGCTAGTGTTTTCCAAGCACTCTCATTTGTGTAAATCGAGCCTAAGAAACCTAAACCTTTTTCTTGTTCTGGTTGCAGTGAATGTTGGGCATGCATGGTATCATGTGTGATACCTTTAACTTTTATTTTTTGTTTGTGAGCGAGCCATGATATATCATATAGTTGATTCTGTGCTACCTTTACAATCTCTTCGTCTTCCAGGATCTTACGTACCCACTGCCAGGCCGCTACTTCTTCGGTAGCGTTCCAATAGTTTTGGGTGTCAGTATTCTTATCACGAAAAGGAACTACGATTGCAGTTCGAGGGTTAGGCGCAAAGCCTATACATACGATAGAGCCTTCTGCTGTTTCAATATCAAATGCGAGAGGGTCGTTGTGATTTGCTTTACTAATGTATTTAGTATAGAACGTATCTAAATCTGAGAGAGTAGGTTCAATCCATATCTCTCTTTCTGTATGTTCTAATGTTTTGCTGAGCGATTCGCTTTTAGCTTTGATTAAATCAGAAGCTACGTGAGGTCGCCACTTAAAATTTTTAACGACAGCAACAGGACTATAAGTTGCAAGTACTTTATATGGAGAAGAAAGGAGACTTGTTTGTAGTGTAGCCCCTCTATAAGTACCAACTTTATCTAGACCTGTCACTGCCCACAAAGATAATGAACCCATTGCGATAATGATATTTGGATTGGCTTCTTCTATTTCTTTGTGTAACCGTTGTATGTCTTGCTCGTACTCTTGTTTAAGATAACCCTCTTTAGTAGGACTGAATTGTGATCGCCACTCGGTTGTCTTACACAAGCGTTTGTATTCGTTTCGTTTGTGGAAAAAATGTTGTGCTGTATTTTGATGGGGCTTTAATTGTATAGCATGGGTGAGTAAACAATCGTCGAGAGTAATACCTGCAATGTCACATAGTTCAGTGAATACTTTTCCCGTGCCCCCTTGCAGAATCGTATTCGCTATTGCTTCTTTGTTGGTAGGATACTCAAAAACAAATGCTATCTTGCAACCATCGGCTGATGATGGTGTGCGTGATGGCACTCGCTTATTGACTGCGTACTCACCCATTAGAACTACTTCTTAATTATACGTTTGATGGACGCTTGAAGTATGTCCTTGTTTCTGCCAACCATTTCATGCTTGACAATTCCACTGAAGGATTGACCGATAGATTGCTCTAGCAATTCACCGAAAGATGAACCATCATCCATCTCTAATCCTTTAGTAAGGAATGCTTTTAATGACAACGCAGGATTGTTTTGTTGCATTGCCTTTGGCGTAGCCCAGAACTCAATACGAGTTGGCTCGGCATTTACCAAATCCGATTCTCCCAAATCAGATTGAATCACACCAACTGCCTTACAGTTGATACGAACTAATGGTGTTTGATTTTCTCCCACCTTATCCGAACGATAAGAAGTGATAGTAAAATCGTAGCTACCCTCTGGTAAAGTTACCGACTCTGGTACTTCACTAGGGGTCATCGATAAAAAGTCATTAACATCTGACATTATTTGCCTCCTTTATTTGTTAATTTACTTTGAGCATTTTTCTGCACAGCCTCAAATAACTTAGCTAAATTTAGCTCAGCATTTGTTTCAACCAGGGATGGAGCTGTAATCTTAAGATCCATCTTGTGATCTGATACTGTTCTGAGGGTACGCTCTGTGCCCTTACTGGAAGACCGTGTGTCGATCCTACATACACAGTTAAAGTATCTACCTAGTTTAGTAGATAGCTTTGAACCTACACTTGTAGGGTATGCTTTAGATACACCTAAGTCTCCCTCCATGTATTGCATGTGAGTAGTAACCACTACATTACATGGTACTTCTGAACCCGTTATGTATTGTACAATATGTTGTACATCACGTGCCGCAGTTCCCCACTCTGGCTGACTTGGTTGGTCAGTTGGTTTCTTGTTATTGAAAACCAAGGCACCACGTAACGCAGCTTCTCCCATCAGGGTTAAGCTATCAATAACGAGTACGTCTTTGCTAGTCCAGTTCTTAACTGAACCAAAGTCTTCGTCGCCATCTTTCCAGTTGGTAATCATTTGAACACCTTTTCTAAAAGCATTCGCTTGACCTAGACCATCACGCAGTGTAACGTAAGATACGTTCTTAACTGCGTTCTCATCTAAGAACTCTGGTAAGATGGATAGTCCATCATCGAAATCTAGTATGCGTAAGTTATAACCTGCATTGGCAAGTGAGGCAAGTGCTGATGTTTTACCTGCCCCACTGTCACCTACGAGCAATAACTTTGTATACTCTGTCGATTTATGTTTGCTAATGTTTGCCATATTTGTCTCCTGTAAAGTATGTATTGTAGCATGAATTTAAATTCGTGTCAATCTTTTTTTTGTTCCTCCAACAAAACTTTGCCCAATGCGTATATCATAAATGCAATGAACACGTTAGATAACAGTATTAAAATCAACAAAATGTTGGTTACCGTAATCATAATATTATTGAAAAGAATAAGTTTAATACTAACAACACAGCTATTATATTTAATAATGAACTTGTATTGTTATACCACTTCTTAGGTGGGGTGTATTGTTTTTCTCTATACTGCTTTGTCATATGCCTCCTTCAAATCTGGGTGTGGTTCTTTATCAAAGTCATTGTCCAGGAATATATCTCTCCGGGACGGTGATGCCGAACACACTTCTTTAAATCTACAACCACCATAGTTGTTACATGCAGTAAAATCCGCAGGATAATACTGCTTGTTAAAATAATTAGT